TTCAGACTCCGCAGGGTTTCCCCTGGAAAGTGATCCGTGAGCTGCATCGGCGTGCCGCGGCCCCCCTCCGCGGCCGCGGGGGCCGCCCCCGGCGGGGGGTTGCCGGGGGGGGACGCAGGGGTGTACATCCGAGCGGTTGCCCCTAATTGGGAAGACCTCGACCCAGATGCAATCGCAATCGTCGCGTGCCGCATGGTCAAGCGCAGCATGTCTGCCGGCCAACTCATCGACGGGGCATCGTCGCTGAGCCAAACCGCAGGTCCGTTCAACCAGCAGGTCACGTTTGCCAACCCGAACGGAGACCTATACCTGACGAAGGCGGATAAGAAGCTACTGGGTATTGGCACGCAGACATTCAGCACCTACGACATGCTCAGCAACCGGCGGGAGGTGCCAAATGTGGCTTACTCAGCGCTACCAGGTTCAGCACTTGGCAAAGACTGAAGACGCAGAGGACAGCTGGGGCACCAAACACCCCGTGTGGGCCGACCCGATAGAGGTAGAGGTCTTCGGCTGGTCGCCGCCGTCACCTGACACAGAAATAAGGGACATCGGGTCTGGTGTACGCCGAGACTTAGACCTCTACACCCCAACAGGGTTCGCCCGCCCTGGCGACCACGTCGTCATCGAAGGCGAAACCTATGAGGTCATCGGCTACCCCGAAGACTTCACCCATGGTCCGTTCGGCTTCCCTGCCGGCTACCGAATCAACCTACAACGAGTGGAGGGATAACAGCATGGGTAAAGCGAAAGTTGAGCTCAACCTCGCAGGCTTCTACGCGCTCCGCACCTCACCCGAGATGCAAGCAATCCTCTCCGCCAAAGCTGGCGAGATTCGCAGCCGAGCAGGCACCGGATTCTCATCAGGAGTCAAAGCAGGACCCAAAACAGCCGTCGCTCGCGTCTGGCCAAACGGCAAGGAAGGCATGCGCGCCGAAGCAAAGAACGGCGCGCTATCCAAGGCAGTCGGAGGGTGGGGAGGTAACAAATAGTGGCAGCTGAAGTCATCCAATACGGAGACGTCTATAGCCGCATCCGCAGCATCCTAACCACCCACCTCAACGTGCCTGTCCACGTCGCACGCATCCCCAACCCCCGCCCCGACAAATTCATTGTCCTCACCCCGTCAGGCGGCGACGACAAGTCAGTCACCCACGCATCACGGTCAATGATCCTCGACGTGTGGGCAGAACGGGGGAGCGAAGCATACGCGCTCGCTGAAAAGGCAAGAGCGTATCTGCGTGCGACGAAGAACAACGTCGACGATGAGGTTCTCATCTATTCGATCTCTCCATTGGGCGGGATTGTATGGATGCCTGATCCTGACGCCGACGTTCCCCGTTTTCGGCAGAACTGGCAGATAGTCTGCCGCGGCACTGTCGTTGACACATTGAATTAACCTCAACGAAAGGAACCCCAATGGCTAACGTCGCTGACAACGTGCGCGTGGGTATCACCGGCGGCATGTATGTCGGTCCGGTGAAGACTACGCTGCCGGCGAGTGCGTCTGCTTCGGTTGACCCGAAGTTTAAGGATCTAGGCTATATCAGCGCGGATGGCGTTACTCAGACCATCGACTCCGACACGTCTGATATTAAGGCCTGGCAGAACGGTGATGTCGTCCGAACCATCCAGACCTCCCACAAGGTCAGCTTTAAGATGACGCTCATTGAGACCAATGAGGAAGTCCTGAAGCTCTACTACGCTGACGCTACCGCTACGGCAACCGCGGTAAAGATGACCGGTGCACAGGCACCTCACTTCTCTGGTGTCTTCGATGTGCTCGACGGCAACAAGACTATCCGAGTCTGCATCCCTGATGGTCAGGTGACTGAGCGCGGCGATGTGGTCTACAAGAACGACGAAGCAATCGGCTACGAAGTGACCATCACCTGCTACCCGGACCAGAACGGCGTGAAGGCGTACAAGTACCTGGGCACTCGATAGCTCGATAGATATCTACTAGCTGGGGGGGGGGTAGGCCGCCCGTTTTAGCGGCTTACCCTCCAGGCTCACCTGATTACTGGAAGGACACGACACATGGGCAAGAAGCGCAAGAAGGCAATCAGCCTCACCGACCACAAGAGCAAGAACGGCCAGGACCGAGTCATCGTCCACCTGCGCGGCCGTGACTGGGACGTCAACGCCTCCGCACTCGACGACGCAGAACTGATGGAAACCCTCATCTCCCTAGACGAAGGCAACCCCAAGGGCATCTTTACCGCCGTCCGCGCACTGCTGGGCGACTCGCAGCGTAAGGAAGTTATGGAGGTGCTGCGCAACCCGGAGACCGGCGTCGCATCTATGACCGACTACACCAAATTCTTCACCGACATGATGCACGCACTGAACCCAAACTCCTGACGCTCGTGAAGCTCCTTCGAGAGCATCGCGAGCTGATTGAGATTGACCTTATCCGTTTCTACGGCGCTCGTTTCGTAGAGCTTCTCGCTAAATACGGACCTCGCCTCGTGGCGGCTATGGTCGTGCACCTGCCTGACGGTTCTGCCCTGATGAGAGAGCTCGTCCAAGGGTGGGGGCTACAGGACCAGCTCCTTGCTGGCATCTTTGACCGCTTGGCGGAGGCGAACTGGCAACGGACCGAGGACGGGCAGAAGGGACATAACCGCCCCACCCCGATTCCCCGCCCTGGAGTCAAGAGCGAGAATTCCCAACAGCTCGGTTCAGGCGTCATGTCGCTCACCGAGGCACGGTACTGGGTCGCCGAGCGTCGCGCTGGCACAGGATCGGATATCACCGAAGAGACCACCACAATTTAGGAGACCTAAATGGCAGGCTATGAGCTCGCGAAGGCATATGTATCCGTCATCGCCTCAACCAAGGGCGCCGGCGCACAAATCATCTCCGAGATTGGCTCTGCTGGTGAACGCGCCGGTAGCGAAGCAGGCGGCAAAGCGTCTGGCGCTTTCGGTCGCCTCTTCGGTGGTGATGTCCCGCTGCTGGGCTTCGGACATGTACCAGCGGTGCTCGAGGTACTCGTGGTAGAGCTGGGCGGGTTCGAGCTTGCCGGCCAATTCTCGGGGAATTGCGCGCACGACGGGCGCAAAAACGTCGGTGAGCCACTCGTGCGCAGCCTGCTCGAGGGGCACGTCCTGCATATCGTGTGTGGCACGCCACGCATCAATGTCACCGAGGAGTCGACGCGCCTGGTGCTCGCCGACATCCATGCCGGTCAGGCGCATGAACTTGCGGTTATGGTGACCGGCGTCGACCACCTTGGGTTGAATGACGAGGCGCTCGCCGGGGAAGGGGGCACCGGCCTTG